ATGGGCGAACTCTGCGTTCCCACTCGCATATACTCTATTGCTTGTTTGTATGAGGACTCCAATCAGGATTCACATTATCAGCCGTCTCTGTCAAAATCTTCTACCGCAAGCAAGATATTCGCATGGAAACAGGTTGCTGCATGGGGATCAAATATCCCAAATATGAGAATTCGTTTGTATGATGCAAGCAACAACAATGAACTATTGAATGATACTGTCACTCTGTCCTCCTACGGTACATGGCAGTATTCGACAGATGGAACTAATTGGAGTTCTTGGAATGCGGCACAGGATACGGTAGGAAATTATATTCGCTACACAGCAACTAGTTTTGGATATAGTGGAGTAACCGTTCGCGCACTTCTTACACAGGCATAATATGGATGATATCATTTTCTATAGCGCATACTTTTTTCTTGATATGCCAATACAAGAGATTGGAACTGTATCTAAGTTAGAACCAGACGGGTCTTGGTTTGAGTTGAGATTGGCTTTACCTGAACGAATCAGCATTGGATGATGTTTGATACTTAAATCTGACATAAATATTAACACATGGCACTAGATTTCCCTACATCACCAACACTAAATGACATTTACACATATGAGGGTCGTTCATGGCAATGGAACGGCACTGCATGGGATGTTTATAGCACTGTAAATGGTAATGTTGTAACAAAACTTAATGGTTTAACTGGTGGCGTAACTCTTGCTGCTGGATCAAATATTACACTTACTCCAGTTGGTAATACTATTACTATTGCATCTTCTGGTGGTGGTGCTACTGCATCTGTTTTTGATACTGATCTTATTGCTGCCTTTGGATCTGGAAAGTTTTTTGGTAAATATGTGCAAGGAGATGTGATTCCTGCAATTGGAAAAACCGCAGTAGAAGTAATTAAAGATGCTCTCGTTGCTGCTCTTGCTCCTACAGTTTCATTGACTAGTTCGACTACTATACCATTTAATCAAACAGCAATAAGCAATGCATTGAATTTTTCTTATGTTATAAACAGTCTTGGTGCAACAGTAAGTGGTGTTACTTTAGATTGGAGAAGAAACGGTGTTGGCAGTTATACTACCCTTTCTACAAATACAGGAATTACTGGTTTTACTCATAGCTTAACAGACAGTGCTTTTAATTCTCAAGCATTCAATTATCGTTATCGTGTAACAGATAGTGTTGGTGCCACCGGCGAAGCGACTCTGAATATAACTCCAACTGCATATGTTGCACCAACACGAACAATTACACTCACCGGAACAAATACTAGTAGCCCAGAAACCTCAACAAGTAGAGAAAAGGGAAATATTACATCTACTATTAGTGCTGTCATAACTCGAAATAGTCCAAATGTTGCTATTACAAGTTGGCAGAGACAAGTTCGAGAAAATGGAGGTGGGTTTACTGGTATTGAAAGTGCAACTGGTATTACAGCAAATCCATCATCAATATCTACTGGATCAGTAAATCATTCAACTGCAAATACAGTTTCTTCTGCTGCGTATCGTATAAAAGTTACAGACGCATATCAGGACTCAATTGCCAGTTCTGTTACTACTGATTCTAGTACCATAAATTATTATAATTATATTTTCTATGGTGCAACTGCATCTGCCCCAACCACTTCTGCAAATATTCGTTCTCTTCCTTCTAGGTCATTAAATATAAGTATATCAAATCCTAGCAATCCATTTATTTTGAATACTGGATCTGTGTATAACGACTTTACCGTTGCTCTTCCATCAACACTAACTCTTAGTTCTGTTTTTGATATTGATGCATCCAATGCAAATATCACAACTCAATATATTTTGAATACTGGGTTAACTGGAATCGCAGATTATGCCGGAATTACATCCTCATATAATGTATATACGATGTCTCCTGCAATAGCTTATACTGCAAATCATCAACATTCGGTAACAAGAGCATAACATGCCAATTAATCCAGGCTTTGAACTTCCCTTTGGTATACAACCAACAAACCCAGTACCAGTAGATGCTTGGTCTGGTCCATTTACAGCAGGATCTCTTGTTGCGGGTATTTCTGCAGCAAATGCAGCAATCCCAAGTGCTGTTCGTTTTCAGTCGATGGAAGTTAGGTTAATCGTTGGCGGGGAATCATACAAATACTGGTATGGTAATGGTATTGCTGATATTGATCTTGTTGCTTTTAATGCCACACCAACAAATTATGTAATATCTTTCAACGGGCTAACTGGTGCAGTAACTGGTGTAACTACAGGAGTTTCTAATTTATTTGCACCAATACAAAGTTTTTTGGGTGGTATTAGCGTATCCGGTGCAACTTTTTCTAGTAATGTTCAAATTATTGGAGATTTGATCGTAACTGGTAGAATAATAACAGAAACTGGAATGTTTGGAGCAACTTATAATGCGGCAATAGAAGTTGTGGATAATTTAAGTATGGATGGCGGAGAGTTCTAAAAGACTAAATAGCATTAGGAGAATTGCTTAAAATGGCATCTAAAATTACAATCAAACGCTCGACTACCGCATTACCACCCGCTGGACTTTCATTCGGTGAAATGGCATTTGTGCAGGGTACCGGTCTTACCGCAGATCAACTCTATATTGGTATTTCTGGTGGTAGTCCAGTCTGGATTGGCGCAGAAATTGGAACTACTGGAACATGGACAGATACCGCTGCAAGAACATCTCTTGCAACACAATATGCCATTGATCAAAGAATTACTACTCAGATCTCTGGTAGTAATGTAATTACCACTGCAGCGGATAATACAAATGCAACCAAATATTTAGTATTCACTAGTGGTGCTGGTGCAGGTGTTACTCTTGGTGTTGATACCTCTGGGCCTTTAACTTACAATCCGTTATTTTCTACATTAACAATGACAGGAGATTTGGATGTTAATGGTGGGGATATTAATACTAGTTCTGCTAATGCCACAATATTCAATGCAACAGCAACTGCTTTAAGCATAGGCTCCGCAGCCACTGGTATCACTATGGGTGCTGTTACTGGTAACTTTGGAATACGAAATCCATCGCTAACAGTCGGTAGTTCTGGTGTTACTGCTACAATTTTTGCAGATGATGGAAATCTTATACTTACTACCAAGAATTATAGTGGTGCTGGTGTTGGAGGAGATTCTTCTGCACAAATTGTTATTAATGATAATATCGGTGTAGGATTTGTCAATATTGAAGGTGGAGATTTGCGTCTTGGTGTTAAAACTACTAGCAGTACTGTTGCTGGTGTTGATATAGTATTCGAAGGTACAACGGATAATACTAATGAATTAAAATTAACTGCTGGTGATCCTGCAGCAGATTATACTGTAACACTTCCACATGCAACAGATACTCTTGTTGGTAAAGCAACTAGTGATATATTCACTAACAAGACTTTTGACACTGCAGGAACAGGAAACGTATTCAGAATCGCTGGAGTAACTCTAACTGCAAATACTGGTACTGGTAGTAATGTTCTTGCAACAAGCCCAACCTTAGTTACTCCCACCCTTGGGGTAGCTTCTGCAACCACTATTAATAAAGTAACTCTTACTGCTCCAGCGACTGGATCTACGATCACAGTCGCCGATGGAAAAACTCTGACTGCTAGTAATACTCTTACTTTTACAGGTACTGATGCATCTTCCGTGGCATTTGGTGCTGGTGGAACAGTTCTTTACACTGGTAATCTAGGTACAAATGTAGCTACATTCCTGGCAACTCCTTCGAGTGCAAATCTTGCATCAGCACTTACGGATGAAACTGGTAGTGGTAGTGGTGGTGTACTAGTATTCGGAACAAGTCCAACCATTACAACAAGTCTTCTTACTGCAAGTTCAAGTTTTGATCTTCTTAATACTACTGCGACTACTATTAACTTCGCAGGTGGTGCATCAACTGCATTAAATATCGGTAATGCCTCTAGTACTGCAACTTTTGCTGGTAATGTTACAGTAACCGGGGACTTGACAGTCAATGGTACTACTACTACATTAAATACCACAACACTCAATGTTGAAGATTTTAATATCACAATGGGTCTGACTTTAACAAGTGCTACTCAATGTACTGGTGCTGGTATTGGAATCGGCGTAGGAACAGGAATCACATTTGCATATAATCATGCCACAAGTCAAGGTTGGCAGTCTTCAGTTAATATTGATCTTGCAACAGGCAAAGTATATGAAATTGGTGGAACCTCTGTATTAAGTTCATCTGCTCTTGGTAGTGGTGTAACAGGATCTTCTCTCACACAAGTTGGTACAATTACTAGTGGTACTTGGAACGGTACTGCTATTACTGACACATACCTTGCTACAATAGCAACTGCTGGTAAAGTTTCCAATTCTGCAACTACTGCTACAGCTTTTGCTGGTAATAGTACTATAGTTGCAAGAGACGGAACTGGTAATTTTGCAGCAGGAGTAATTACTGCAAATCTTTTAGGAACTGCATCAGTTGCAACAACTGCCACCAATATAGTTGCAACAGAACAGACATCAGGAACAATATTCCTTGTTGGTGTTGCAGGAGCTTCTGCAAGTACAGGACTACTAGTTAACGCAACTCCAGCAACTGCACTAACATATGATGTTACATCTGGAGAACTCTCTGCAACCTTAATCGATGGTGGATCTTTCTAAAGGAAAAGTATGAGTGAACCAAATTATAATGAGACTATAGTTATTCCTTTGTTACAGAATAAATTTAGAGACTTAACAAATACTAATCTAATATTAGAGGCAAATTTGTTAATTGAGAGAGCAAAGAATGCTGATCTTACAGAGAAGTATAATATCCTACTAAATAAGTTAGACAAGAAAAAAAAGAATGAAAAGTTGGATGGCGATACATTCTAAATAAAATACATTGATGTTTATCATGTAAATAAAGTGAGTTAAATGACGACTATTAAGATAAAAAAAGGTGCAGGTACTCCCTCCGGATTAACATTCGGAGAACTTGCATACGATACTACAAACAAAAAACTTTTTATCGGAATCACTGGCGGAAATGCTTTATTAACAAATACTGACGGTGGTGTTGCATCATTCAACGGACTCACAGGTGCTGTTCTTGCCGATGCTGTTCCTTGGTCAGTCATTACTGCAGATCAAACCGCAGTAATCAATAAAGGATATTTTGCCAACAAAGGAACGCTTCTTACTATTACTCTGCCAACTACAGCAGCCGTTGGTTCTGTTATTCGTGTGAGTGGAATGAACGCCGGATTATGGAAGATTGCACAAAATGCATCTGAAGTAATTCACTTCGGAAAAACTGATACCACAGTAGGTACTGGTGGGTACATTCAAAGTACCTTGGCAAGAGATTCTGTTGAATTGATTTGCTGTGTTGCAGACAATGAATGGAATGTTGTTAGTTCAGTAGGAAATATAACAATCGCATGAGTGTCTTTACAGGACTATCTTCAATGACGGGTGTGAGTACCATTAGCAACAATAGCATTGTCTCATCTGGTTTAGCCTTGCATCTTGATGCAGGAAATGCTGCAAGTTATCCTGGATCGGGAACTACTTGGACAGACTTGAGTGGCAATGGAAAAAACTTTACTTGGGTATCTTCACCTACTTTTACAAGTGGTTCAAGACCTTATTTTTCAACACTAGGAAATAGATGTACAGGACCAGCATCAGATTCATTTGGTATAACTAACACAAGTGGATATACGATATTTCTCATTTGTGAGCAAAATGCACTCGCTGTTTCTTCCGCATTTAAGTTTTATACTTCTACTACTGGTAGAGGAATTTTTACACACTGCACTTGGTCTGATGATGTTGTTTATTTTGACCAGGCTGGTTGTTGCGGAAGTGATACAAGAACAAATGTAGCAAGTGGTGGTTCTCAAACTTGGAATATTTGGACTTTTAGGAGATTTACTAGTAGTTCTACAAGGTCTATTAGTAAAAATGGAACCACTTTAGTCACAAATACTGCTGCTGCTACTGATATAAATCTTTCCTCTACTGCTGTTGATTTGGGAAGTAGTAACGAATATGGTGGCAATAGTTCTTCCTGGAATGCTAAACTTGGTGGATTTATTGTCTATAATAGAGGATTGAGTGATGGTGAAATCACACAAAACTTCAACGCCCTTCGTGGTCGATACGGACTATAAATATAGGTAGTACATATGGCAAAGCAATCATCAGTCAATCTTGATATTACGAACAATGCAGATGGATTTGACATCTCAGGTGGTACTACAGTTAGAAAACTGGGTATTACTGGTGGAGATGTAACCATTGCAGGTTCGGGTTCTGCCACCGTTACCTTTCCCACGACTTCAACGACTATTGCTGGTCTTGGTATTGCACAAACATTTACTGCGCTACAATCATTCTCGGCGGGGATTAGTGCTGCTGGTGGTGTGACTCTTGCAGGTGACATTGCTGTTCAGGGTGGTGATATTACTACTACAAGTGCCACTGCAACACTTTACAACACCAATGCAACTACTGTAAATATTGGTAATGCTGCTAGTACAGTAGGTGTAATGGGTGCAACAGCAGGTGCTAGATTGAACATTGGATCTAATTCTTATGTTAAAACTGGTTCCAAAACGACAACCACTACAGCAAAACAAGAGATTTTTAGATATACTTCTGCTACCGGCACCATATATGTTGCAGACACATTTTTTGCTGACTTAATTATTACTGCTAACTTTTATGTTACTGGTACTAATTCTAATTCACAAATTACAAAAATGTTAGTTGTTAGTAATGCTGGTGGAAGCATAAACCACACAGAATATGGAAATGTTAATACTGCTGGAAATTTAGCAACATACACTGCGGAATTATCTGGTCTTGATGTAATCATCTACGCAACACCAACTGGTGGATTCACAACGGTATTTAATACTTATGCTACTCTTATAAAAGGATCCTATGGTGCTAACACCGAGGAATAATAATGGCTATACAAAGATTTAATGCCGTAGGTGGATACTCAACAGGAATCACTGGAACTGCTGTGATTGATGCCATTGGCAATATTACTGGTGTTGGTGCAACATTCTCAGGTAATGTGACAGCTCAAAGTACATTGTATACTGATAATATACAAGCCATAGGAAATCAAATAAATATTGCTAACGCAGCAAGTGGTAGAGTTGCTTTTGGTGACTTCGATAGTAATGGCAACTCTACTTTTATGTTTATAAGAGACGGTACATCTACTCTATATATTTCAAACCCATATGGGGATGTAATAATTGGTGATCCTAATACTGTAGACAGTGGATATGCCATACTCTATAATGCTGCTGCTGGATACTTAGACGGTAATAATTCTTCTCTTACTAATTTTGGTAATGGAGATTTCAATGGTCGTCTTGATATGAATGGGGGATACTCCGAAGCGGGTGCCACTGCTTCACAGGCAACAAACACCATAACATTCGATGCTACTTTAGGAAACACACAGAAGTTTGTTCCTAGTGCGGTGGTCAACACCGTTAATTTTACTAATATAAACACCACCTCAACACAATGCACATCCGCAACTCTAATATTCCTGCACGGTGCAACTCCTTACGGACTTACTTCGGGAACATTCTCTGTACAAGTATCGGGAGTAGCCAAAACTGTGAAGTGGTCTGGCGGATCTGCACCAACGCTAACAAATACTGCAAACAAAACAGATATTCTTAACTTCCTGACATATGATGGTGGAACTACTTGGCTTGGATTTGTTGGAGGTCTGAATTTCTAATGTTTCCATCAAAGATAGGTTTTCACTCCTCTATTCTTACTCCGAGGCTGACCAGTACTCTTGGGAATTTGAGCAGAGGCGTAGGCAATTACGGTACGATGGGGTATGTTCTCATGGGTAACATAAACAAGCGTGAAAGATTTTTCGTAACAACAACGAATGCTAACATTACAGTTCAAATAGAAACTACAAGCACATCAGCAAATCCTTTTTTTGTGATTACAGGAACAAATGCGTTTGCTACTCCTATTGAATTAAAAATCAACAATGGAGAGTATATTCATATTGGTATGAAGGGATCCGTTGTAGGTACTGGAACTTTATCCTTGCGTTCAAATAGTTCTACAGGAACAATTTTGGCAAGCGTTGCATACCAAGTTATCAGTGGTGGCAGAGGCTAAACCAAATACTCAAGGTAATAATTTAACTTGACTATAATTTGATCTGTGTTATAATGTTGATATGTTAAAAGTTTATAAACTAAATGATAAAGCAACACTTCCTAAGTTTGCCACAGAACAATCTGCATGTTTTGATATTGCATCTTCTGAGTCATACATTATAGCTCCCGGTGGAACTATGGCTATTTCTACAGGATTGATTTTTGACATTCCTCTTGGCTATTCCATCAGACTACATCCACGATCTGGTCTTGCATTAAAACATGGAATCACTATGAAGAATGCAGAAGGAGTCATCGATTCTGATTATACCAACGAACTCAAGGTACTTGTGTGGAATACACAAATATGCACATTCTTTGAGATAAATCCGGGTGATCGTATTGCTCAGGGAGAATTAGTAAAAAATCTTGACTATACTATAGAAGAGTGTTATACTGCTCCCGTGCAGAAAACTAACCGTGTTGGTGGGTTTGGTAGCACAGGAATAGGATCTTAATTTATGGAAAATAGCAACGCTCGTCAGAAATTATTCGATCATCATAAGAAACTGACTCAACAGGCATTTGATATATTAGTAGCTAAAAATAATGACTACGCATCTGGCAATGATCCATTTGCAAACTTTAGAAAGGGCGAGATCTTTAATCTGTGCTCAACCGAAGCTGGAATTCTTCTCCGAATTACAGATAAGCTATCTCGTCTAGCTACATTTACTAATGATGGCAAATTGGCAGTAGAGAATGAAAGCCACGAAGATGCAGTTCTAGACATAATTAACTATTGCATTCTATTCTCTGCTTATGTACAATCAAAATCTAATAAATGAATTTCTACACAAATGCATTTGTCTGCGGAAACAATATTCTTGTTCGTGAGATAAGCAATGGCAGCAGGGTGTCTCATAGGATTCCCTACAAACCAAAACTTTACATCAAGTCAGGAAACAATCCAACACATACTACACTAATGGGTGTTCCCGTTTCTGAGATAGATTTTTCGTCTATGTCTGAAGCACGAGAATTCTCAAAGGAGTATGATGATGTTTCTAACTTTGATGTTTTTGGAAACATGGATTTTGTGTATCCGTTTTTGGCAGAACAATATCCTGGCACAGTTGATTACGACTACAGTAAGTTGAAAGTCGCAATCATTGATATTGAGACAGAATGTGAGTCCGGATTTCCTAACATGGATGATCCGGTGGAGCGGGTGAACGCAATCACAATTTTATGTGATGACAAGTATTTTACTTTTGGATTGAATACATTTACCAAAGCTTTTCCAAATCATCATGTTAAATGTTATGATGACGAAGGGGAACTTCTTACAGACTTTCTTAATTTCTGGCAAGCACTAGCACCTGATATAGTCACCGGGTGGAATATTCGATTCTTTGATATTCCATATCTGTTTTCTCGTATCTCTAAGGTTCTTGGAGAAAAGGAAGCAAAGAAACTTTCCTTTTGGAATATTGTACATCAGAAGACTGTAAATCGCAGAAACAAAGATCATCTTGTTTATGAACTCGCAGGAATTGCGACACTAGATTATTATGAATTGTATCTGACTTTTACATACACAAATCAAGATTCATATCGACTTGATAATATTGCAAACATAGAACTTGGTGAAGGTAAGCTTTCATACTCTGAGTTCGAAAGTATTCATGACTTCTACAAAAAGGACTTTCAGAAGTTCATTGAATACAATGTACACGATGTTACTCTAATCAAAAAGCTAGAAGATAAACTGCGACTCATGGAACTCGCAGTTGCTTTGGCATATTCTGCTAAAGTAAATCTCATGGATATCTTTAGTCAAGTCAGAACTTGGGATGCTATAGTCTTTCATCATTTGCATGATAAAGGTATAGTCATTCCCCCGAAGAAACTGAACAGCAAAGATCGGCAGTATGCAGGTGCTTATGTCAAGGAACCAGTTCCCGGTCTGTATAATTGGGTGGTTTCTCTAGATTTGAATAGTCTATATCCGCATTTGATTATGCAATATAACATTTCTCCTGAGACTAAAACTTCATACGGAAAGCCTGGAACTCTATCTCCTGATATAATTTTTGATCGAGAAGACGGAAAACCCGTGACTGCGTTTCTTGATTGTGTGCAAGTATTTAAGGATGCTAAAGAGAGAAAAGAAACAGTTGCTGCCAATGGTGTGACTTTTCGAAAAGATGTTCAGGGTGTATTCCCTGCTCTCATGGAGAAGATGTATAAGGAGCGTAAGCACTTCAAGAATCTAATGATTGAAGCAGAGAAGAAACGAGAAGTCTGCACAGACGATGCTGAAAAGATTCGTCTAGATTATGAGATATCTAAGTACAATAACTTTCAGCTAGTTCGTAAGATTCAGCTGAATTCCGCTTATGGTGCATTGGGAAATGAATACTTCAGACACTATGACACTGATCTGGCTGAAGCAATTACTCTATCTGGTCAGCTGAGTATTCGTTGGATTGAACGATCTCTCAATAAATATTTGAATGAAACTCTTAGCACCGATGGTGTTGATTATATTATTGCAAGCGATACAGATTCTATTTACATCTGTCTTGAATCCCTAGTAAAGAAAGTATTAAAGAATGAAAAAGATGATATTAAAATTGTGGAATTTCTTGATAAGTCTGTCAGTAAGATAATAGAACCTTTCATCGATTCCAAGTATAAAGAATTAGCAAATCTAATGAATGCATCTGTGAATCAAATGCATATGAAGCGCGAAGTAATAGCAAGTAAAGGAATTTGGACTGCCAAGAAGCGTTACATGCTAAATGTGTGGGATAGCGAGGGAGTTCGTTATGGTGCTGCAAAATTGAAGATAAAGGGTATTGAGACTTCTCGTAGTTCTACTCCACAGATTGTGCGAGATAAGCTGAAGAAGTCTATTGATATCATTATGAATGGTGATCAAGAAACTCTCATAAATTTCATTGCGGAGTTCAAGAGTGTATTTTACTCACTTCCGGTTGAAGACATTGCATTTCCCCGTGGCGTTAATGGGCTAAAGATATATCATCATCCCACCACAATCTATTGCAAATCTACGCCAATTGCAGTCAAGGGAGCATTGCTTCACAATCACCACATTCGTAAATTAAAATTGGAAAAGAAATACAAACTCATCACAGATGGTGATAAGATCAAGTTTGTATATCTAAAGGCTCCCAATCCAATATGTGGTCCTAGTGGTAAAGATATGGTAATTACATTTCATAATTCTTTACCAATTGAGCTTGATTTGAATAAATATGTTAACTATGATATGCAGTTTGAGAAGACATTTCTAGATCCTCTCATGAATATTCTTACTGTGATTGGTTGGGATGCGGAAAAACACAACACACTCGAAAGCTTTTTTACATAAGGAACTATATGAATATTAAATCACTACTAAAAACTACTGGGAATGCGGAAGCATTCATCGCTGCGGAAAGTCAAGACACTACAACCTTTATTGATACTGGCTCATATTCTTTGAATGCCCTTCTCAGTGGAAGTATATACGGAGGATTGGCAGATAATAGAATCACTTGCTTGGCAGGAGAGCAAGCAACAGGAAAGACTTTCTTTGCTCTTGGTGTGTGTAAGAATTTTCTAGACAGCAATAAAGATGCAATGGTATTATACTTTGATGCAGAAAATGCAATCACTAGTGATATGTTAGAAGGTCGTGGTATTGATATTACTCGTCTGGCAATTGTTCCAGTTCTTACTATCGAAGAATTCAAGACACAAGCTCTGAAGATTGTTAATTCATATCTTGCAGAAGAAGAAGGCAAACGTAAGCCTCTTCTTATGGTTCTAGATTCTCTCGGAATGCTTTCAACAGAGAAAGAGATGAATGATACTGCAGAAGGAAAGAATGTGCGAGATATGACTAAAGCACAGTTGGTGAAGGGTGCCTTCCGAGTTCTTACTGCTAAGCTAGGCAAAGCTAAGATTCCTATGCTAGTAACCAATCACACATATCAAGTCATTGGCGCATATGTTCCAACCAAGGATTTGTCCGGTGGTAGCGGTGTTAAGTATGCTGCCAGTACCATTCTCTTTCTCAGCAAAAAGAAAGATAAGACTGATGATGGCATCGTTGGTAATTTTGTAACTTGTTTGAATTACAAGAATCGATTTGCCAAAGAGAACATGAAAGTAGAGACACGATTGAACTACGATAGCGGTCTGAGTCGTTATCATGGATTGGCTGATCTTGCAGTTGAATATGGAATATTCAAGAGTGTTTCTACTCGCATCGAACTTCCAGATGGCTCAAAGGTGTTCATGAAGAATATCAACGATGAGCCAGAGAAGTATTTGACTGATGAAGTTCTAAAGCAACTCGATGAAAGAATTCAAAAGGAATTTAAATATGGAAAACTCGATAGCTAAAATATACGAATACACAGAAAAGACACATAATGGCTATGTTGTAATTAGAATTAAACATGGTGAGTATGAAGGAGTAGAATACACCTACGAGAAGTTATCTGTGGATGAAGGCATTGATAAGAAATCAGCCAGATTAAACTTCAATATCAATCTTGTGGAAAACCCAAAAGAGGTTATAATTGGGGAAGAATTTTACATGCTTGCAGGTGATATTGTTATAGAACTTTTAGATAATTGGTTAGAAGAAAGTGCTAATGAGTCAGAGAATAGAACGGACGATATTACGGACATTGATGACAAACGAAGATTTTTGTCGCAAGGTGATCCCATTTCTGAAATCTGAATACTTCCACGACAAGTGTGAGAAGTTAATCTTTCAAGACATCGAAGACTTCTTTATGAAATATAACACCGTCCCCTCAAAGGAGGCGGTGATTATTTCATTGGATAAACTAAAGAGTGTATCAGAGACTGAGTTTACTCAATGTTTAGAATTAGTAGAAAGCTTTGACTTTGCAGAGAAAGTAAATGTCGAATGGATAGTTGTAGAGACTGAGAATTTCTGCAAAGATAAAGCAATCTACAATTCAATCATGGAATCAATTCAGATCATTGATGGTAAGGATAAAGGCAGAAACAAGACTGCCATTCCAGAATTGCTGTCAAATGCTCTTGCTGTTTCTTTTGATGCTCATGTAGGACACGACTACACACAAGATGCGGAACAGAGATTTGAGTTCTATCACATCAAGGAAAAGAAACTTCCATTTGATATTGAATACCTCAATACCATCACAGCTGGTGGAACCCCAACCAAAACTTTAAATGTTGTAATGGCTGGCACTGGCGTAGGCAAATCTTTGTTTCTGTGTCATCATGCAGCCAATTGTCTAGTACAGAATTACAATGTTCTGTATATTACCTGCGAGATGGCAGAAGAAAGAATCGCAGAACGAATTGATGCCAATCTTTTAGATATTACAATGGATGATCTCAAAGATCTAACACATTCATCTTACATGAAGAAGATGAATACTGTCTGTAGTAATATCACATCTAAGTTGATTATCAAAGAATACCCCACATCAAGTGCAGGTTCAACACATTTCCGCGCATTGCTTGATGAGTTGGTAATCAAGAAGGGATTCAAGCCAGATGTTATTTTCATTGACTACCTGAACATCTGTTCTTCTTCTAGAATCAAGATGAATGGATCAGCAAACTCATACACTATTATCAAAGCTATCGCAGAAGAACTACGAGCATTGGCAGTAGAAAAAGATATTCCAATTTGGACAGCGACTCAGACAAATCGAGAAGGATATACAAACACTGATGTCGGATTGGAGAATACATCAGAATCATTCGGTCTTCCTGCCACAACAGATTTTATGATTGCGCTAATCTCAACAGAAGAATTAGAACAAGCAAATCAAATCATGATCAAGCAGTTGAAGAATCGATACAACAATGGAATGACTAACAAGAAATTTGTTGTGGGATTGAATCGTGCCAAGATGAAATTGTTTGATGTTGCGCCAGCTGCTCAGCCAATGTTGAGTCTTGGAAACAAAACTAACGATCAAGAAGCAGGATCTGGCTATGACATGCGAGATAGTTTTAAGAAGTTGAAAACTAATTCTTCCGGGGAGTGGAAATTCTGATGTCAACATACATTGATAAAATGTTCATTAATATAATTTCAAGTAAGCTTCAGAAGTTTGCTTGGAAGAAAGACAATCTAGCCAATTGCAGATGCCCTATTTGTGGAGATTCTACTAAGCACAAGAATAAAGCAAGAGGATTCTTCTTTCAAAAGAATAATGACTTTTTCTTCAAGTGCCACAACTGTGGATTCAGCAGTAACTTGTATAATCTACTTGAAAAGGTAGATCCTAACATATGCAAAGAGTATGCCCTTCAGCGTTGGAAGAATGGAGAAAATGGTAAATCCAATTTCAAGAAACCAGTTATTCATTTTGAAAAACCAGTATTTGCAAAGAAGAAAGAACTAGCGAATTGTGTTTCTTTGAGATCTCTAGACGATTCTCATGAGTGCAAGAAATATGTTCTTTCTCGAAAGATTCCTGATACAGCTCTAGATCTATTGTATTACACAGAAGACTTTTCTTCTGTTGCTGTTTCAATCAATCCAGACAACACAGGATTAGTAAAAGAAAAGCGATTAGTAATACCAATCTATGACTCATCTGGCTCTTTGATTGGAGTACAGGGAAGATATCTTGGTACTAGTAAAAAAGCAATTAGATATATCACCATAAAAACTAAAAAAGAATCTCGTCTTTGGTATGGATTGGAAAGAGTCAAAGATGAGCCGATTTATGTTGTTGAAGGTCCACTAGATTCTTTGTTTCTACCAAATGGTGTTGCTACTCTTGGTATGGATGACTCTATGGAGTTACCTGATACCTTCGATGGAAAGCGTGTAGTCTTTGTCATTGACAATCAACCAAGAAATAAAGATGTTGTAAATAATATTCAAGGTCTTATTGACAACAAGTTTAATGTAGTGATATGGCCTAAGGTTGTTAAAGAAAAAGATATTAACGACATAATCCTATCAGGAAAAACATCAGAGCAAGTAGTTGCACTTCTAAATGCAAATACCTATAATGGATTACAAGCACAATTAAAGTTAAATGATTGGAAGAAAGTATGACAGAAAAGATATCAGTATTAAATACAGGTCATGTTGAATATGTTTCTCATATGGGAGATGATCTCACGGTAGTGAATGCTGCTCGTGTTTCATTTAATGTAGAAAGTACAGAGTTCAAAGATCGTGATGCTAAATTAATAAATTACTTAGCAAAACATAAACATTGGACTCCTTTCGCACATCCTCAGATTACCTTGAGAATCAAAGCTCCAATATTTGTTCGCACACAATTGTTTAAACATAAAGTGGGATTTGTAGAGAACGAAGTATCACGCAGATATGTTACACATTTGCCAGAAGTATATTATCCACAATGGAGAAATGCACCAACCGATGGAGCAAAGCAAGGATCTTCTGGATTCAAAGCATATGATGATTCATTTAGTGATTGTAATCGGGCATATATGATGGCAGCTCAAGAATGTCTAATAGTATATCAAATGCTATTGGATAAGGGAGTTGCTCCTGAACAGGCAAGATCTGTTTTGCCACAAGGAACATATACTGAGTGGTGGTGGACAGGATCTTTGATTGGATATTCTAGAGTATTCCATCAACGCAGCGATACTCATGCACAGTGGGAAGTTCAACAGTATGCATTAGCAATCGGAGAGATCATTCAAAAATTGTACCCACAATCATGGCAAGCACTGTGCCCTGTTACTACATAAATCACCCACTAAGTTTAGGAACATTATTATGAGTTTACCAAATCTATATCAAGACTTTATTCACCTTTCGCGCTACTCACGATGGATTGAGAGCGAAAACCGCCGCGAGACATGGGAAGAAACCGTTAAGCGATACTTTGATTTTTTTGAGAATAAATTAAAGGAAAATAATAAGTTTATACTTTCCGGAAGTCTTCGCAAAGAATTAGAGACTGCAGTTTTAACTTTAGAAATCATGCCTTCAATGAGATCATTGATGACATCCGGTGAAGCTTTAGAGCGCGACAACACCGCCGGATATAATTGTTCTTATGTTGCTGTTAATAGAGTTCGGGCATTTGATGAGATTCTCTATATACTCATGTGTGGAACCGGCGTCGGATTCTCTGTCGAAAGACAATATGTTGAAAAGTTACCAACTATCGCAGAGGAATTCACAAACAGTGAGACCACTATTGTTGTTCAAGATAGCAAAGCTGGTTGGGCTAAAGCATATAGGGAGCTTGTATCTCTACTTATTGGTGGTCAAATTCCCAAGTGGGATGTCTCAAAGGTTCGTCCTTCTGGCGCCCGACTCAAAACCTTTGGTGGGCGTGCTAGTGGCCCGGGGCCGCTTGAAGATCTCTTTAGATTTACTGTTGATACTTTTAAGAAAGGTGCAGGCCGCAAACTCACTTCCCTTGAGTGTCACGATATCGTATGTAAAGTTGCAGAAGTTGTCGTGGTGGGAGGTGTGCGCCGATCCGCACTTATTTCTCTCAGCAATCTCACTGATGAGAGAATGCGGGATGCCAAATCTGGAGCATGGTGGAATGAAAATCCGCAGCGTGCTCTTGCCAACAATTCCGTTGTCTACAAAGAAAAGCCAGACATTGGTGTCTTTATGGAAGAATGGGTGTCTTTATATAAGAGCAAGAGTGGCGAACGTGGCATCTTTAATCGTGAAGCCTGCAAGAAAACCGTAGCAAAACTGGGTGATCGTAGAGACGCAACATACGAGTTTGGAACCAATCCTTGCTCGGAGATCATCCTACGCGACAGACAGTTCTGTAACCTCTCAGAAGTCATTGTACGCGCTTCTGACACCGCTGAGGATCTTGCTCGTAAGGTTCGCTTAGCGACGATCCTAGGTACATTCCAAGCGTCTTTGACAGACTTCCCATACCTATCCAGTGAATGGAAGAAGAACTGTGAAGAAGAGGCATTGTTGGGTGTATCTCTAACTGGCATTCTTGACAATGAGAATATGGCAAATGATGTCATCAATCTGGAGAAGGGGTTGATCCAGCTCAGAGAACTAGCCATTAAGACAAACAAGGATTTTGCTAAGAAGCTTGGAATCAATCCAGCTGCAGCAATTACTTGTGTGAAACCAAGTGGCACAGTCTCACAATTGGTCGATGCTGCTTCTGGTATTCATCCTCGTCACAGCGAATACTACATTCGTACTGTTCGAGCAGATCAGAAAGATCCTCTTTGCAATATGATGATCGATATGGGATTTCCGCACGAGAAGTGCGTGATGAAACCAGATTCGGTCATGGTGTTCTCATTCCCAACTAAGTCGCCAGATGGATGTTTAACTCGTAATGATCTTTCTGCGCTTGATCATCTGAGTCTTTGGCTAACATATCAAAGATTCTGGTGTGAGCATAAACCAAGCATCACCGTAACTGTTCGTGAGAACGAATGGATGGAAGTTGGTGCATGGGTGTATAAGCACTTCGATGAGATCAGTGGTATTTCTTTCTTACCACACAGCGATCATAGTTATCGTCAAGCACCATATCAAGAATGTTCTAAAGAAGAGTTTGAAGCATTGACTGAGAAGATGCCCAAGAATGTGAATTGGTCAGATCTACACAAGTATGAGAAGGAAGACAAGACTACAGGAACTCAACAGTTTGCATGTAGTGGAGACAAGTGTGAGTTAGTAGATCTTACTAGTTAATATCATAAAAGTGGCATAATGCCATATACATATTATTGGTATGAAGAGAGGAGTTTTAAATTCTCTTCGGATATTTCTTGTACTTGTCTTGCTTCAAGCATGTACACCAAACGTCACTACCGATGCGCCTAGCGCACCCCCACCTAAGTGTGGGGAACTTGAACCAATAGCAGAAGCCCCGCAAGAGACACCATTATTCTTGCGGGGCTTTATGCTGTTGGAGGAAACTCAAGACCCAGCTATTGGATTCTTAGCAACCGATTCTGGAAACCTTATAGGTTCTGCTGTTCTCATTCATCCAAACATTGCAATTACCGCAGGGCATTGTTTAGATGGACAACAAGCAAAATGGTTCATTGCTGGCGGAATGTTAAACGAAGTGGAAAGTTTTGTTCTACACCCAATGTATAAAATTGGAGATGTATTAGTAATAGACGTTGGTTTAATTCTATTAAAGTATCCTTCTACAATTACTCCACTACAACTAGTACCTAAAACTTATACCTACACAAAATTGCAATCTATTTGTGCAATTGGTTATGGTGGTGGAGTCAAGAAGAAAAGCAATCCCGACACCTTTTCTTATTTTGGCACCACAATAGAAGAACCTTGGTCTTTTAAAATGTTACCAATATTTGGTAGTGTGTGGTTTGGAGATTCTGGTGGTGCAATAGTAGATGAGAATGGATTACTAATTGGCATCATATCTTCTCTTTTAGTTTATCGTGAACGCTTGTATGAAAATAATGTAATCAGACTTCCGGAATTGATTGATTGGATAGAAAAAACAGAGGAGATTATATGCAATTAAACAAAATACAGCGTGGATTAGTAGCTGCTTGTGGTTTTTTGATTGGAATCATTTTAGCCAGAATCATTGGAATATAAACCTAACACATTACCCATAAATACCTGTATGATAATAGCAGGTGTAGATTACAGTTTAACTTCACCTAGCATTTGCATATACAACTCTGCATCTGGTAAATTTATATTTGAACATTGTATGATATATTTTCTTTCTGATGTAAAGAAAATGCATACTTTGTTTCTAGGAAATGTTCGCGGAGAACCTTTTGAGGATTATGATCACGAATGCAAAAGATACGACACAATTTCGGATTGGGCGATGCAGTACCTAATAGGTTGCACGATGGTTGGCATAGAAGACTACGCTTACGCAGCCAAGGGCCGCGTGTTCCATATAGCGGAGAACACGGGTATTCTCAAATACAAACTGTATCAACAAATGATACCAATAGAGACATTCCCACCAACAGTAGTGAAGAAGAACGCAACGGGCAAGGGGAACGCGGACAAGACGAAGATGTACGAGTCTTTTGTATTAGAAACTGGCGTGATGCTGAAAGACATCGTTAGTCCCAATAAAAAAGATGTCGGAAACCCCGTTTCCGACATCGTAGACTCTTATTACATCTGCAAGAGCCTTTGGCAGAAGATTTCTGCCTCAAACTAGTATGATTTGTTTATTCAAACTGCGTAATGTATAAATACCTTACCAACAGTTGAATTGGGATTGACCTTATCAGCTCCTCTCATTCGAGGATTTACCCAAAGTGTCGTGGCTGGATCACCTCCTTGTAATAGGGGTCCCCTTTGGAAAAGTTCACATTGAGGGTGCATCGGTAAAATCATTTTAGTCCTTTTTCGCATGATCCCTTTCTCTGTAATATCTCGTACCCGCGAGAGCAAACTCATACCGTCACTGGTATGTTTTTGTTTATACTGGCTGATCTGGTTTTACTACTGGTTCATCTTTGTGTTGACCATCTTCACACAACAAAGGTCTGCGAACAAATTCTCTATATGCCCATAGTGCAGTTATAACTGCGATGGGAGCATACCACAAAACCCAACCATATGAAGCTTTTACTCCACCCGCTTGTGCGATCTGGTCTTTTAGTTGCATCATAACTACACTGTCGCCACTCATGTCTGGAACAATAGTTGGAGAAACATTACAACCAAATAGGAGTAATGATATGCCGATTAGTAAAATAATTCTCATGGATACTCCTTATGATTTGTTGGTTGCAGCAGCTGAACCGAAGTAGAAACCTACTATGCTCAGCAAGATTTGACGATTTTCAGATGCCCAGAGAAATCCATTAATTTCTACAAAGAACTTCTTACTGGTCTGTGGAAACAAACCAAACAATCCTTCTGGGCTGGTAGTGTCAACTTCTACGAAAGTTGGTACACCAAAGAAGGGAAGAATAAAGGGTGCTGCAAAAGCACCAAACAGTATTGTAAGTACGATGATCTGACGAACAGCTTTGCCAGAATCAATTGATACTCTTGCAACTGCTTTGTCTTGATTATCTGTGGTTTGCTTGTTTGCTTGAATGAGCTGACTGAACATCTCTTTTTGGTCTTGACTCTTCTGAGCAAGAAAACGAAAAAGAAACCCAGTAGCACCACCAGCAATCATGCTAATCAATTCGGGTGAAAACATAATAACCTCCGTTGTAAGTATTTATGACGTAGTAGCGCCAGGACCGAATCTTTTTGCGGCATTTTCTGTGTTCTTAGCTGGGAATCCACCAGGACCCTCTCGCACAAATTTGGCTTGAGTTTCTGATACTCCCGGTTTTCCCATAGAAGACACAAAGCCTTCATGTTCTTCTTCTGCGTGAGTTTTTAAGCCTGGAAACTGATCGGAGTGTGTTTTAAACTGATCTAGTATTGCATGTTTGGCATTATTGATATGTGCATGTGCTTGAAATAAACCACCAATAGATGATCCGTGTTGATCTATTGTAGAATGAAATGAATCTGTCATTGTTTTCTTGGTTTTGTCAGACAATCCTTTTTGTGAGGATTTTGCCATATGAACAGGAATGAACTCTCTCAACCCTTGAGTTGTTCGTTCTCCGGTTGTTCTTGCTGCATGATTTGAATACTCCTGAACCATTCTATGGAACTTTGTATCACTTGGTAAAGTCTTTGCAAACTTTGCTATATCTTTATTTGCTAGAATTTTCTTTGCAGCAGCGATAGATGAAGAAACAGTTTTATGTAATTTTGGATGAAGACCTAATTTGGTCTGTTTGGTAATTGCCAAATCGGGAATCCAAGCACCAGAGACTTTCAATCCAGACGTATCTGGATGACTAGAAACTTTACGAAGATTTAAGCCATCTGTTGTATATTCTGAGTGTGGAGCAAATCCAAATGATGCGTCAGCTGGTGCATGATAATGAATGGCATTTGGTTGTATTCTGCCAGGATGAGCTTGAGTAAACATCAAATCGCCCTGGATGGCTCTTCCCGGTTTTATCGAAGATCTTCTGGTAAAGTCTAGAGCTGGAATTAGTTCTTTGATTAGATGGGCTTTTCCAGTTGCATGAATTTGTTCCGGAGTAGTATATTCAGCAGCTCCTGACTTATATGCCACAGCTGCAGTTCCATCCTTATGTCGTTTAAGAACAATACTCATACCACCATCTGCTTTTAACGACATCTTATGGTTAGGTGTTGATGCTCCGGTGCTAAAACGTCTGTGGACAGCTTCTAGGTGCTTTATAGCGTGATCTGGAGCACCATAGTAGAGAAAGTCACCAAGATGCGTCATATGTCCTGTAGTCTCTACAACGCGACCTTTTGCTTCTGCTAGCAGTTCTTCAAACATGCGTCTTCGTCTAGGACCAGATTTCTTATACTTTGCTGCCGATTTGGGAGACACCACAACATTCCCAGCATTCTCTGGTTCAGCATCCAAGTTACTAATATTACTCACACCAGCCAATCCACCACCACCCACTGACATGCCATCTTCGAAGATGTATGACACATTATCAAGAAACTGTTGACCATTCCCACCAAACGATTCTACTTCTTCTGCTAGTGCATTAAGAGCTGCGGTGGGATTTGTTACAGTATAGCGAACAACCGGATCAGCTGATGTTAACAGAGCACGTTTTAGTATGACAACTAATCTATTAAAAGCACTACCAGCTGTTCTCTCTCGAACAGTTTCATAGTCTTTTGGTTCCTTTAGAAATTTACCACGAGCATCAATGATTCCTACTCTGTAAATATCCATCTGATTGAATGGTTTTGCCAGTTGTGACAAGAATTCCCAGACGGTGAAACTAGTTACGATTTCGGAAAAAGATAGATTCATTTTAGCTCATTTAAAATTGTTGTTATCCTATGGTCACTTGGAGTTTTATTCAAATCGACTTCAGGAATTCTTCGTGGTAGTATCTGTAAATAATCTAAAAAAGATCTCAAGTATGGATGTAAATGTGGACAAACTTTATAAAACAAGATTCTAGAGCAAGCTTCATTACCAAATACATTATTCAATATAATTATGTGGTTTAAAATCAATCTTTCTTTTAGAATCTTTTTCTTATCGTATCGATTTAGGAGCCTTTTAACATACTTTATACGATTGATGTCTTCATTGAATTCTGCTAATCCCTTACAGAAAGGATTGTCATATTCCTTCATGGCATACATCGTGAAGGTTTCATCATTTAAAGGTCCAAAAATCATTAATAATTAAACTTCTTCTATGTGAGCATTAATCATAAACACACCAGACTTATTGCCATCTGTTGGGGCGGTAACCGTGCATTTCAGTACAAAATTCTTACCATTAAATCCATTGGTAACCTCAAAACCATTTTTCAAATCATGGCTAGGAGATGTTCCAAATGTCCCACCATATCGCTTGAGTGGGAATTGATATTGAGTATTCAAGGATAACTCACTTGCTCTATTGAGATCAAAATCAATACCTGTTAGATTCAGCTTTGCTCGGAGGAGATACAAAGCAGATCGTGGATCGATGTACGATTTGGCACAAAAAGCAGTAATGAATGCATTCATCGCATGCATACCAAATTCATCATCATAGCTTACTGGCTTAACATCCGGATTCGCTGATCTTCCTTTGGATTGTAGGACTGGATCATAACCAAATCCACCACCTTCTGAGTTTTCTTCTGTAATTTCGGATCGTAGTTCTTTA